ATGGAAGAGAAAAAGAAAAATGTGACGATTGTCTTTGACAGAAAGAAACGTTGCGCCAAGACTGGTAAGGGAAAAGTGGAGATAGTCATCTATTTCCGCCACAACTCACGCAAGTACATCGTTGTCGGTGAGGGAACTCCAGCCAACTGGGAGACGGTAGCCCAGAGTGTTGTCGTTCAGGACAAAGTTCGGGAGTATGAACTCATCCTAACAGCCATGCGTGCTCTCGGTGAGGAGATCACAGCTGAGAACTTCAACAAGCATTATGAGAAGAAAACGATGAAGAAGATCCTTCACCAAACTACAAGTACCTTCAACGGCTATGACCAGGGGCTCAGCTTCATCGAGTACATGAAGAGCTGCATCGCCAAGGAGCACATCCGGAAGGGAACAAGTCATAAAGTTTAATCCCGTCTGTATGAAACAGGCGGGATTTTTCGTACCTTTGCAGAAAAAGGATCATGATCAATTACTTTCTCACAATTTTATACGGTATTACGCATTGGGCGAAAAAGCAACTTCTTGATCTTACCCAGCAGCCAGTGGATGAAGAAGCCCAGGCTGACAAGAATCGACATGATGAGGAAACCAATCACTTTCATGATTCCTACAATCACCGAGATTACGAGTGTGATGAGAACGAGGATGCAGAAGAGTCCCATGATGAATTCTATTTGAGGGTGAATGACTATGTTTGTAAACTCTTGATACTGTAATTATATGCAAATATACTAAAAATAGTTAGCATCACCACGAAGAAGTATCCGGTTCATTGCCGTGACCTCAAGATATCCTCAAAGGACAACAATCTCTTCATCCGTTGCGAAGGTGGCATCACCAATGGCTGGCGACTCGGCGACGGTAGTATGGATGGTATTTCAGAGTTCGACCTACTGCACATCCATGAGTGGGACCTGCCTTGCCACAACATCTTCACGCATGACTACAGCAAGAACGGTGTCTTCTTCAATTTCGATCTGCAGTCATCAAAGCCGGCTATCTGTAGCGATAAACAGTGACGACCGATGAAGGAATTAAAGCTACATTGTATCCTGGGATCCATTCTATCTTAGGATCCAATGTAGCATTAGCCTTTTTTGTTCCGCATTATGCGGCTCCGTCGAAAATCTCACTATCTGAGGATTTTATCGAAAATCATAACTATCAACTAAGCCAGATGCGAAAATCAACCCAAATTACAGCCTATGCAGCCACATATCGATAATCGGTCGAAAATCGGCCTATTACGGCAGTCTGTTAGGAATAGCAAGTTGTACCCTGCGGGCCCTCTTTCCGGCTCGGGCCGAAAAGAGCTCTCCTTGGGTTCACTTGCCAGCAAAGCTGGGGAAAATAGCTCGCAACTCGCCATTTTATCACTTGAAAGATGAAACAGAAACAAGACCATAGGGAAAAACAGAAACGGTCCATTGAACGGAAGGTCAGACTGACTCCGGAAGAATATGAGATGTTCAGGAAGAAGTCAGAGCGATACCATACGATGGCCGGCATGGTCCGTGATGCCGTCAGACTGTTTGATGACAAGGCCACCAAGCGAAAACTTGAGTCGATAACTGAGGTGAAAAACTTCTATGTTCGTTTTGACCAGCGTTTGGGATGGATTGGCAGTAATCTCAACCAGGCACAACATCGTGCCAACGAACTGGCCATCAGAGGACAGTTGTCGTCTGACTATATCCGCCAGATTCTAGAACCAAGGGTTGGAGAAACCCTTCAGTTGATTCGTGAGATGCGGTCCGACCTTGAACAGCTTCGCCAACACCTATTGAAACTTTGATTATCATATGATTATCACAATCCTACATAGCAGCGCAGATTTTCATGCCGTAGCCTATAACGAAAAGAAGGTCAGCGAGGGGCTTGCCGAACTGATCGAGGTGAAGAACTTTGATTCGCTTCTTCCTCAGGATTACAATGCCGCTAACTTGAGGAATTATCTCATTGAGTATACTGCCAGGAACGAGAACATCGTCAACGGGCAGTTTCATGTGGCCATCAGCTGCAAGGGACACGAATATACCCATGATCAGCTGTTGGACATTGCCCATCGTTATCTGAAGGAGATGGGCTATGCAGACGAAGGACAGCCACTATTGGTTTATGCCCATCATGACACGGACAACAACCATATACATATTATTACAAGTCGCATTGCTCCGGATGGTCACAAGATCAACCATAATCATGAGAAGCGACGCAGCAGAACGATTACCGAGCGGATCATGGCAGAGTATACGGGTCAACAGCAGAGTCCTGATATTCAGAAGATTGCCACTGATGCTCTTGGCTACAGGTATACCTCCAAGTCTCAGTTCTGTGCTATCCTCGAAAGTCAAGGCTTCGACTGCAAGGACGATGATGACAAGGCTGTCGTTCACATCTATAGAAATGGAGATGAGTTGGGTACCATCCAGACTCAGCTCATCATGCAGCATGCCCTAAAGGACAACCGTCCTAATGACCAGCGTCGCCGTCAGTTGAAGACTATCCTCAAGAAGTATCGCGATTTGTCAGCCAACAAAGAAGAGTTGGCAGCTGCGATGAAGAAGAAGTTCGGCATCAGCCTGGTGTTCTTCGGTCAGAAAGACAGTCCATACGGCTATGCCATCGTTGACCACAAAAACAAGGCCGTCTTCAAGGGCGGTGAGTTTATCAGCATCCGCGAGTTGCTGCAGTTTGAAGATGCACCCACCCGCTTTGCCAAGATAGAGCAAACAATCGATGTGCTTCTAGCTGACAATCCCAATCTCACGACCGCCGACATCAACCGCATTCTCTATCGCCAGTTTGGTACTCGTATCCATCAAGGTAACATTTCATGGAACGGCGAGACTATCACGCTCAAAGATTCTGTGTGCGAGCAACTCCGTCGGAATTACCTAACCTCACAAGGGAAGACTGTTGATGTCGATGGTGCAACCATCCCCACCACGCAAGCCCGTCATCGTTCTCAGAGAACCACCAGCACCAACAATCCGCTTGCTAACGCAGGTGGCTCTCAAGATAGTAACCGTGAATCAGAAATCGGCCACGGCATGAACTTCAACGAGATCGACGACGAACAGAGTCAAAGGGCGAAGTGGAGAAGGTAACATAATAATTCCAAAGTCTTATATATGAACTTTATCCCAATCTTCTAAATACCAGCAATTACTTTTATCCAGTATACTATTAATAATTTTATTATCCTTTGTTTGCAGGCATGATGATAAGACGCAACAAATAAGCAATTTTCGCAAATACCATGCTTGTTCCGACATTTGCATTCCTGAAACAGTATGATTTTTGGGTGTCTTCAAATAATGAGCGAAATAATGTCTAGTATCTCTAATCTCTTCAGAATTGATCTTATCTTTAGCTAATTTGTTAACATCATGAAATGCGTTGACCAATTTGTCTATTATATCTTTATATTTATCGTCTCCCACAAATCTTAAGTAATAAGATTCTACTGCAATAGCTAAATTCAAGAATTTTACCGTCTCGGACTTCTCCTTTGATAATATACTATCTACAAGAAAATCTCTAATAGGTTTTAGCTCATTACTAATATTATACCAGTTAGATAAAAATATACGAAAATGTTCCCCTAATGATTTATAGGTGAATAGAATAGGTGTATAGGAATATTCATGCTCTAGTGTATGCCTTTCACCTGTTACAATATATATAGGCTCTCCTGAGCTTTCTTCAATAGACAGGTAACATTGTATCTCTTTTGTATGACATTCTTGTGCCATTCCAAAAGACAGGAACTGTTGGAATAAAAAAATATTATCTAATTGCTTTGCTAAAGTAACCGTGCCGTTGTTCAAAAAGGATACTGATGTCCTATAGTCAACAGAAAAGAGAAGATCGTCATGAATAGAATTCTTCTCAATAACATTATAGCCTAAAGAAATATCAAGTTGATCATTAATCTTAACATTGCATATTTCATTTGGTTTATATCGATATTCTATTTGAGCTTTGCCTATAGCATCAAAATTCAATTCACGAATAAGATCTTCTTTGGAATCAGGGGGACACCAGGTAGATAAACCACTTATGTTTACATTGGCTCGTTTTATTAAAACACTCTCTTTTTTGATATTTAAACCCTGCAACAAACAGGAGCATATATAATCAACCGACGGAGCATTATCTCCAGTCTTTCTTTGTTCTTTAAAAACGCATCCATAGATAGTAAATAGTTTTCCATCAAGAGATTTACCATAAAGCGTATCGAAGCTTTCACTATTTCGAGTTAAGTCAAAATTCGTCCTCTTAGATATACTGCCTACTACATGTAAAAGCATATGATCTCCTACTTTATGATGCAGGAGACCATAAACTTCATGATTACTTTCTGGAAGATGCCAGAAGCCTTCTATGGTAAAGTCATTATCAAAGCTAATATCTGCCATACTTAGTAGTATTGTTCAATATAGCTATAAGCCTTCTCAAAGACATCATTGTCCTTGATGCTGTATTTCACCCAAAGGATGGCACGGAGCTTCTGACGGATCTGCTTGCGCGCTTCGACACTCTTGAAGGCATCCTTGAACTTACGGACGATGTTCGTCACGTTCTCATCGATATCGTTGACGACACGCTCCACTATGATAGGCGTGTTCTCTGTCTTCACAGTCTCAAAGAGTTCAGTCAGGGCAGCCTTTGCTTTGGCATGCTTGTTCTCCGGCTGATTCTGACGCTTCTCCTCTTCAACTACCCCTTTGGCAGTTTCCAACAATCCTTTCAGAAAATCAATGCTCGAGATAAGATTTTCTTCCATCTGTTGACGGAGCTCATCGAGCTTCTCAGCAAACTTTTTGAAGTTCTGTTCGTTCTTATGCTCATTCAAACGTAGCCGGAGCATTTTTTCAATCTCAACAATCTTCTTATCGCGATTCTTCTCATCCTTGAGTACTGCATCAATGACGTCGGCATCCACTACAAGGTCTTCGAGAGGTTGACCGATATCTATGGTGTCTATGTTCTGATGGATAATCTCAATGGTCTTAGCGCCAAGCAACGTCCAAATCAGTGCGCCAGAATCACTTACAGGCTTCACGCTCTGATAAACCTGTGCGAGCCATGCATAGTCACTCTGATAAGGCAATAGACATTCATCCGGGCTTACTGTTTCCCATGCCTTTGACAAACGATTGAAGTGCTTAGCAAACTCCGTCTTTGTCTTTTCATCTTTCAGGCATTGTTGGGCAGCTGTCAGACCTTCCCAGCCACCGATCGTACGGTCGACACCCGGGAAGAAATCGAGACAATCCTTCATGAGTTTCGGAATCAGTTCCTTGATTTCATCAATGTTCTTGATGACATTCTTCACCGTGGCATCATCGAAGGCGAGAGAACGGGCTACGTCATCAAAGACGCCGACGAAGTCAACGATCAAACCACATTTCTTGTCCACTGTATATTTACGGTTTGTACGGCAGATGGCCTGCAACAGTGTATGATCCTTCATTGGCTTATCGAGATACATACACTGCAGGATTGGAGCATCAAAGCCAGTGAGCAGCTTACTCGTCACGATGACGATCTTCAATGGTGAAAAAGGATCGCGGAACTCATCGAGGAGCTTGTTTTCCTGCGAACGGTCACGCTTCCACTCCTTATATTCGTCAGCCTTATCGCCACCCGTATGCATGACGATAGTAGTTTGATCAGTAGTTCCGAGCAGAGCGTCGATGGCCCGCTTGTACTTCACACAGCAGGCGCGGTTGTAGACCACCACCTGTGCCTTCATACCTGTTGGCTCCACGTATGTACGAAAGTGATTGACGATGTATTTACAAACCTCATTGATGCGCTTATCGGCTGTGAAGAATGCTTCCACATTAGCTCGTTTCGTTAGCTCATTCTTCTCATCCTCACTGATCTGGTCGGTCATTTCGTCAAAGGCTTCTTGGAGCTTTTCCTTGTCGAGGTGCATCTCCACAGGCACGGTCTTGAACTTCAGTTCCAGAGTAGCACCATCATCTACGGAGTTCTGGAAGGTATACTTCGAAATATAACCACCCTCATCCTGCTTATCGCCGAATGTAGCAAAGGTATTATGATCGCGCTTGTTGATAGGAGTACCTGTCAATCCGAAAAAGAAGGCATTTGGCAAAGCTTGACGCATCTTCATACCGAGATCTTTCTCTTGTGTACGATGAGCTTCATCCACCATGACGATGATGTTCTGTCGACGGTTGAGTACCCGTCCTGCTTCGACATCGCCAAACTTGAAAATCGTGGTGATGAGGATCTTACGCTGGTCCTGTTCAAAGAACTTTTCAAGATCATCCTTAGTCGGAGCATTGACAACATTTGGAATTTCTGCCCGGGTAAAGTCGCCTGTGATCTGATCCTCCAGGTCGATACGATCATCGACGATGACAATCGTCGGCGCTTCGAGCTCTTTCATCAGTCGCAATTTCTGGGCAGCAAAGACCATCAACCAAGACTTACCCGAGCCTTGGAAATGCCAAATCAGTCCCTTCTTTGGTCCATGACCATGGGTAAAGGTAGAGAGTACACGTTGCACGATTGCCTCACCACCAAGATACTGCTGATAGCGACAAACTATCTTAATTTTCTTGCCTGATGGGCTTGCCGTAAACACCGTGAAGAAACGATAGATATCAAGCAGTCTCAGAGGGTTCATGAGAAAGACAAAGTTATGGTCAACATCTGCGAGCGTGCCGTGTCGGCGCTCCTCATCGGCAAACCATGGCCCCCAGTGCTCAAGATCGGCACCGATGGAAGCATACTGCAGTTCCTTGCCTTCAGTGGCGAAGCAGAGGATGTTTGGCACGAACATCTCTGGGATGCTCTTCTGATAGTTGATGACATCTTGGGCTCCGTCACCCCAAGTCACGGCACTCTTCACCGGCGTCTTTGCCTCACCGATGACCATTGGAATGCCATTGATGAGGAAAACGAGGTCAAGACGTTTGCCGCCCTGGATGCTTGCCTTCGGGAATTCCCACTGATTGGTTACAACGCAGTAGTTCTCTGCAGGATTGTCTGAAAAGAAGCGTATATTCACGTTGTCACCATTTGGACCGAATGGATAACTGTTCTCCTCGAATAGCTTCTTACGGAACTTATCATTGGCTTGAATGAGTCCATCCTTGGTATTTCCGCTGAAGATGATGGCACGAAGATCATATATCACTCGCTCTGCCTGATCGTAGGTGATACGGTTCAGACGGACGAGGGCATCAACGAGCCAGGAGTCGACCAGTATGCTGTCGTTAGGTCGTTCAATCTCCTTGGTCTTGACATATTCCCAGCCATGTTCTGTTGCCACGTGGATAAGCATCTGTTCTACCGTATTGTCTTCATTGAATATCTGCTGTATCATAATATTTTCGTTTTCAATTGTTTATCATGCTCTTGATCACTTTGTCGATGCTCGAAATGGAACGACGAAGAGAGGACTTCGTCTGTTCGGCTTTCTCAACTAAATCTGCATAATCATCCTGTAACTTCTTCTCTGGAACACAGATTTTTATATCCAAGAATTTTGTTAAGTTGACATTCTGAATGCCAGTTGTCTTGTTACCAATAGAGCGAATAAATCGTTTTTGAGTTGAATATATGATATTCAATTGCTTGGCAATGAATAAACTATTTACTTGGCTATTGCATCTTATTACCTGGACGAAGTTATTGCATAAATATAGTCCTTCCTTATTAAAGTATGTTGTTCTACCTACAGGATTGTCGGATGTACCACCAGAACGTTCGAGGAGAATATCGCCAATTAATATCTTCTTGTCATCTATTTTTTTATCTGATATTTTACGAGTCACTACTTCGGAATAGTCTAACAAGCCATCATTACGAAAATTCTTGGTAGTTAGGACTTTAGTTCCGTTACCATCTTTATCCTCTTTACCCCAATCTCCAACGAAGTTTGTCTCCAATACACTCTGAAGGGATACGAGGCTACTTTCAGGATGTGTCTGATTAGGAAGTCCGAATCTATTGATGAATTCCGCTTTAATCATATCATCAGTAGCCAGGATGAGCTTCTTATATGATTCTTTGAGTCGATATGCTGCCCACAACTTATCTGCCAATGCATTCTGCTCGGAAAGAGGAGGAAGCAAAAACTCATAATCAGCCAGTTGTTTCCATTTAATACGGCGAGTTAATCCACCATTTGAATTTGCAACGATGAAATCCCAAAGATCCTTCTGATACAAGATATAGATGAGGAATCCATCGGCAATGACATTTTTCTTTTCACGAAGGGTTATGATGTCTGCCGAACATACTCCATCAAACTCTGCCCTAGGAGCTCTTTCTCGGAAATCACTTCCATAAAGGCTCCTTCTAACAAGCAAATAGTCTCCTTTCTCAAAACCTTTCTGGGCAGAGGTTACGGTTTGAGCTAACATTCGCCTATTAATAGTGAAATCGTACTGATCTATACAATTGGAGCCAATGTAAAAATCATATTCTGATTCTGAAGGGTTTGAAATCCTTATCGAATGCTCTTCGGCTACATCAGACAACTTGACCTTCTTCCAATTACTTTTGTCGAGATCGAAGTTTATGCTAACATGCTCCATACGTGGGCAGTGATTGCCAGCAGCAAATTGCAGGTTTTCAAGACTATCCGCTAGCTCGTTCTGAGAAGAGATAAATTCATGCAGTGCTTCTTGACCATTTACATTCTCTTCATCAATCTGCTTAACATACGATTTGATATTCAGATTACCGTCATTATCGAGGATTTCATCGTTGGTTACCCATTTAGAAAAGCCAGGGATATCTTCGTCTGAATGATATGCCTGCATAATCTTGTCTATGTCTTCACTATACAGATATGCTTGCTTTCCTTCCTTATGAGTACAATTCTCTGCTTCAATAAAAAGAACTTTCCCGTTTCTATTTGGCTGTTTCTTATTTCTGCAGATAAGAATAAAACTTTCAAGACCAGAATTATAGAATAGGTTCCTGCCTAATCCTATAATGGCTTCTATCGTATTTGTCTTGACATGATTTATCCTCATTTCTTTTTCCTCATTTCTATTCAATACTCCATGAGGAAGAAGTACAGCACACCTTCCATTGTGTCTATCCATTGAGCAAAGTATATGCTGAATGAATGCATAGTCTGCACGCGCTTGTGGGGGCGTCCCGAGAAAATTTCTTCCCCATTTATCATGCTCGAATGCAGTCCGGTCCCACTCTTTAATAGAGTAAGGCGGATTGGCGAGCACTACGTCAAAAGTCTGGAGCTTTCCATCCTCAGTAAATGCAGGCGCTGACAGCGTGTCGGCACAAGCGATGGAAAAATCTTCCACACCATTGAGATAAAGGTTCATTCGGGCAATAGACGACGTAAGGCCATTGATTTCCTGACCATAGACATGCACCCCTTGCCATTCCTTGCCCTGGTTACGAAGATAGTCGAGACACTTCACGAGCATACCGCCAGAACCACAAGTCGGATCATAAATACTCTCATCAGGTTGTGGCTGCAGAATCTCTGCCATGAGTTCCACAACGGTATGGGGCACAGAACGAAGCGTATTTTTGTTGATGAGGCTGAATGTTGGTGAGATGGTTGATGATCAGCGAGTTATGATGAAGAGGTGAAAAGAGCGGCACAAAACGAAACGTTTACATTGGTTTAATTTTGGTTTACATCAGTGGGGTGTTGAAGGGTGAGAGGTTATCGAGACGTTTACATCGGTTTTATGTGGGGTTATCATGAGCATGGAGAGGTAAGATGAAGGTGCGGTGACCGATTTTTCTTTTGATATTTTGAAAAAATAAAGTGCCATTTTATTCCATATAACTATTATTTAGTATATTTGCAGTCTAATTTTATGGAATATGGCAAAGGTTATACACGTACATTTGATTCAAGGATTGAAGGAAACGAAGCGGAAAGACTGGTATTTCAGCAGTATTTCGGCGGTTTATACTGTATTTACGCCCGAACAGGTGGGCGCTACACGCAATTATTTGCTCCATGCGGGGCTATCAGGCAATGGCACGATCGTCACGAAACGGGCTGTAATCAAGCAATCTACGCTTATTTCCGGGGGCTCAGGGGCAACGTATAAGGACTGAGGAGAAACGGGCTTTAACGGCCTTAAAATGGCGTCAGAAGGGGTGGTAAGATCAGAGAGGTCTTTCCACCCTTTTTTCGTGCCATTTTGGGTGTTTTTGGCAACTGGATATTCAACTGGATATTCAAACTGGATATTCATTTTTTGAAAACTGGATATTCAAAACAAGGAAATGAGGGGGTCGTTGCAGAGGGGGTAAACGTACAGTTTTTTTTATCATAAACGGCAAAAACAGCGAATAGCACCCCCCTAAAATGCACCCCACTTTTGGAAATACACCTTATTATATATAGCGGAAAGTGCCGTAAACAGTGGGTTTCACAGGCTTTCACGCCGTTTTGAGGGAGGGGGAAACCCGGAAAAGGGGGTGCAAGAGGGGTACGGGAGGGGTACAGGAGGGGTCGCGAGGGGTGTTTGGGAGGGGACGGAATGGAGACGACGGGGCTGCTGCACAGCAGCAGCGTACAGAACCCAGCACTCCCCGGGCTCATCATAGCTAAACCAGGCGGACGAGGCTACTAACTAAGAGAATTTCGTTCTGCTTACTTGTATTTACCTCCAAATATTACATTCATCGACTTTAGCCTGCATGAGCAACGCCAGAAATCCCGGCATCCGAAGCATCTGCCCCCCTGTGCCTTTCAAGTTCCTCAATTCGTGCCTTTAGCTTTCCAATTTCTTCGGCCTGTTCTGCAAATCTAAGGTCTTTGTCCCTCATTATTTGAATGAAGAATTTACAAACGCCCTCTGAATCCAAAGGGAAGTCAGGTAACTTTTCCACAGAAATAGCTGGTTTAGAGCGTCCTTTTATTGGCCCGGGAATTAACATAGAACCTTCCCCAAGTAAAAGCCACGATGGATTAAAACTATATAGCTCACATACTAAAGCAAGGGTATCAGTGCCAACGTTCATTCTTTCATTCAGAATTTCTGAAAATTTAGAAGGCTTGATGCCTAAGCTTTGCGCAATTCCTGTTTTAGTCAAACCTTTATCCTTTAAAAGGGTATTGATGGCGGTTATAAATCGTCTATTTATATCTGTTTTTTCCATTATTCGAATAATTTTATTCAGAAAATCTGAAAATAATTTTGTTTGTTTACAGAAATTCTGTATCTTTGCAGCGTGTTCCATTTAGAACGAGCGCCCAAAGATACGAAAAAAGGGCGAGAGTAAAGAAAGTTTCAAGTTAAATGTTAATAAGTAAGGCATATGAAGAAGTACATTCATTTGAAGAAGGAAGACCGAGAGTTTGTGATGAAGAGCTTCGGCATTTCCGCCCGCAGCGTGTATAACGCATTGCACTTTGACACGGAGCGCAGCAACAGCGAGCTGTCGAAACGTATCCGTCGTCTTGCCATGCAGCGAGGCGGCATCGTGATGGTGGAGGTCCCCGAGAGTGAGACGTTGTTTGACGCAGATGGTTACATGCGCCAGTATCTTGCCAATGGCGTGCTGCTTGAGTTCAACCTGAAGGACGGCAGCTGCGACGTACTGCTGAAGGGCGAGAAGGCCCGCCGCTACGAGCACGTGGCGGTAAGTGAGATACCTACGATCCAGAGCTGGGCACAGACGCTAAGATAAGGAGGAGAGATGGAGTATTACGGCAACAAACTATGCATCTCTTACCAGGAGCTTGTAGGCGGCGGTATCGTGAGCGTATCTAACTACCGGAACTGGGTGACCCGCAGGACGGTGGACGTGGTACGCCGTGGCGGAGGCGCCAGTGGCTGCTGTGCCCTGATTGCCGTAGACAGTCTTCCGAGCCAGTACAAGGAAAAGGTGGAAGCCACATATCCCGGTGGTGACGACGTGCGTCTGAAAGGCTGGATTCTCTCGAACTACGAGGTAGACCAAGCCGCCGTGGTGTTCTATCACGACCGCAGCCAGACCGGCGCCGACCTTCCCGAGGAGAAGATCCAGGAGTACGTGACCAACGCGAGCGTTCTGAACACCTGCATCAAGCTCTACTCCCGAGCCAAGGACTACCGGAAGCTCATGGGCGAGAAATATGACTGGAGCATGATGGCGAGCGTGATCGAGACGCTGAGAGAGGAGCTCGGCCACACGCTGCCCGCGAGCGTGCTGCGATTCAGAAAGAAGGTGAACGAGTACAGAAAGGAAGGCTACCGCTGCCTTATCAGCGGCAAGTTCGGCAACCAAAGTGCCCGCAAGGTGGACCACAAGACCGAGCGTCTGATTCTCGGCATCGCCTGCCTGCCCAATAAGCCCTTCAACACGAGCGTACTGGAGATGTACAACGACTTTGTGACCGGAGGTCTTGACGTGTATGATCCAGAGACCGGCGAGCTGTTCAATCCCGATGACTTCACAGACAAGAACGGCGACCCGAAGGAGCTGAGCGAGACGACCATCACCAACTACCTGAACAAACCCAAGAACCGGGTACTGGTGAGCCACGCGTTGGAGAGCTTCACCACCTTCATGCACGAGCAGATGCCCCACGTACACCGGCACAGTCCGGAATTCTCTCTGAGCAAGGTGAGCTTTGATGACCGCGACCTGCCCCGCAAGCTGAAGGACACGAAGCTGCGTCCGAAAGCCTACTACGCCTACGACGTAGCGAGTCAGTGCGTGATCGGCGCCGCTTATAACCGCAACAAGAACGTGGACCTCGTGGTGGACTGCTTCAGGGACATGTTCAGACTCCTGGACCGCAACGGCTGGGGCTGTCCGGCACAGGTAGAAGTAGAGAACCACCTGATGAGCCAGTGGAAAGAGAGCTTCCTGAAAGCCGGCGTGCTGTTTCCCTTTGTAAGATTCTGCGCCCCTCAGAACTCACAGGAGAAATACGCCGAACAGATGAACGGCGCCAAGAAGAAGAGCGTGGAGCACAAGAACCACCTCGGCATCGGCCGCTTCTACGCCAAGGACCGCCACTACCGTACGGAGTCGAAGAAGATCTTCGACGAGAAGAATGACACCTATGAGGACAAACAGTACTACACCTGGGACGAGCTTATCGCCGACGACAGGAAAGACATCTGGGAGTTCAACCACACGCTTCACCCCAACCAGAAGAAATACAAGGGCATGACCCGCTGGGACGTGCTTGTAGCCAACCTCAATCCGACCCTTGCCCCACTGAACAAAGCCGTCCTTGCCCGCTACATCGGCGAGCACGTGTCGACCACGATCCGGAGAAACAGCTACTGCAGGGTGGCATACAAGGACTGGTGGCTGAGCGACGTGAGTGTACTGGAGCGCCTTGAGCCCAACAACTGGAAGGTGGATGCCTACTACCTGACCGACGAGGCGGGAGCACCTACCGACGTATTCATCTATCAGGGCGACAACTACGTTGACCATCTTGAGGACGTAGGCACCTTCAACACCGCCGATGCCGAGCAGACCGAGGAAGACAAGGCCGTGATGCTTGAGCAGCAGAAGAAGATCGCCAAGTTCAACAAATACGTGAAAGACAAGAGCGTCCACGCCCTTGGCATACAAAAGCCTATGGAGACCACGGAAGAAGAGCCCACAGCGTTGGAGGCAGATCCCGTCGATACTGAAGACACGGAAGAAGAAAACTACGACTTCGACTTTGACGGCAACAAGGCATTGTCCGATTTTTAAGCATATTCAAACGACATTATAACATACTTCGAACTATGATTACAGAAGCACAGAAAAAGAAGATTTTGGCAGCGGTGAAAGCCAACCGCTCCAATTACCCGAGCGACGCGAAGCACGCCGCGAGTCTCGGCATCAGCACGAGCGTGTACAGCAGTCTGAAGAACGGTCAGACCGACAAGGCCCTCAGCCAAGGCAACTGGATCAGCATAGCCCGCAAGCTCGGCGTGAGCCTCCGGGACGAGATGGAATGGAAGGCCGCGAAGACGATGACCTTTGAGTATATCACCGCCCAACTGGAGTTTGCCCAGGGAAGCAGCCAGAGCGCCATTCTCTGCGACATCCCGAACATCGGCAAGACCTTTACCGCCCGCCACTACGTGAAGACCCACAAGAATGCCGTATACGTGGACTGCAGCCAGGTGAAGACGAAGACCCAGCTTGTGAGACGCATCGCCTCAGAGTTTGGCGTGAGCAGCGGCGGCTGGTACCACAACGTGTATGAAGACCTGTGCTACTACCTTCGGAGTATCGACCACCCGATCATCATCCTTGACGAGGCCGGAGATCTGAAGAATGAAGCCATGCTGGAGTTGAAAGCCCTCTGGAACGCCACTGAGCGCTGCTGCGCCTGGTACATGATGGGTGCCGACGGCCTGAAAGAACGCATCCGCCGGAGCATCGAGCTGAAGATGGTGGGCTACACCGAGATGTTCAGCCGCTACGGTGACCGCTACTCCAAGGTGACGCCGGACGACGCGAGAGAGCGCAAGGCCTTCCTCTGCAAGCAAGCCGACATCGTAGCGAGAGTGAACGCCCCCAAGGACGCCAATATCGGCGAGATCGTGCGCAAGACCCAGGGCGGCCTGCGCCGGGTATACACGGAAATAGAGAAACTGAAGAGCCAGCAAAAAGACTAAGCAATGAGTAAGCGAGCATACAGTGTGCGCGACATCGAGTCGAAGAAGTGGGAGACGCTGCCCTGGGGTGAGAAATGGAGTGCCCCTTTCGGTCATCCCGCCGACAACGCGAGCTGGTTTATCAGCGGATCGAGCGCCAGTGGCAAAAGTTCGTTTGTGATGCAGCTTGCCAAAGAGCTCTGCAACTACGGCAAGGTGTTGTACTGCAGCTATGAGGAAGGCGTGAACCAGAGTTTTCAGCACCGTCTGGAATATCTCCACATGAACGAGGTCCAGGGACGTTTCCGCGTAGTGACCGAAGACAGCTACGAGGATCTGATCGCAAGGCTCAAGAAACCCAAGAACGCCAAGTTTATCATCATCGACTCCTTCCAGGTGAGTGACTGGGACTATCCTCAGGCTGTACAACTTATGAAGATGTTTCCCAAGCGCTGCTTCATCTGGATCAGCCAGGAGAAGAAGAGCCAGCCCTTGGGCGGCGGTGCAGTAAGGCTGAAATACATCTGCGACATGAAGGTGCGCGTGATGGGCTACAAGGCCTACTGCCAGGGCCGTGCCATCGGCAAGGCAGGCGAATACTACACCGTATGGGAAGACGGCATCATCCAAACGAGCAACAACCTATAAACAGGCAATCACCAACAAACAACAAAGCATATGGACGGAATAATAGAAGACATCGTGGCTTATGCCAAGAAGAAGGCAAAGGATTTCGGCTACAGTGACCAGTATGAGCTGCTGACAGAAGCCGGGCGGCGCATTGACGAACTGGGCATGGAAGCCCTGAAGACCGAGTACATGATTGAAGAGACGAAAGGAGGCGAGGAATGAGCGAGGAGTGCAGAATGATCAAAGTGAGCGGTCCCCATGGCAAGTACCGCACGGAGCGGCTTCTGATCCACGGTCTGAAATGCGGCTACTGCCAGGGTAACGGCTGGTTCTGGAAAGACGACGGTTTCGGCGGGAGCGTGAAAGACCCCTGCCCCCTGTGCAAAGGCAGTGGGAGCGTTGATGCCGCAGTAGCCATCACCTACGGGACCCCGGAGGAATTGAGGAAATGAATATTAACCCATTAAACATAAGACGAATATGAAGAATTTTTATGAGATGCTGAAGAAACGCATTCAGATCTGGCATGAGGAGCATGCCGAGAAGATTGAGGCCCAACGCCAGGCAGAGCTTGACGCAGAAGCCCGCAGCAAGATCCAGGTAATGGAATTCAACGGCAACCTGTACGTTTGCGTGTATGGCATTCCCCTCTTTGGTGAGGACGACATCAAGGACACGTTTGCGAAGGCCGTAGAGAACGGAAGAAAGAACTTCAAGGACTGGCAGGAGGAGAAGTTATGGGAGCAGTGAGGAACTACAGCCGGTTCTACAATTTGCTGAAGCAGATGCCCGGCGCAGACAAAGAGACCCTTGTGGAGCAGTTCACCAACGGCAGGACCACCCACCTCCATGAGACCACGGAAAGCGAATACCGCCGGATGTGCGACCAGATGGAACTGGTGAGCGGTTATGAGAAGCGCAAGGCAGCCTGGCTCATGGAGCGGAAGAGGAAGCGCAGCCTCTGCCTTCACCTGATGCAGAAGCTCGGCATCGACACCAGCGACTGGGCGCGTATCGATAACTTCTGTCTTAACGCCCGGATCTGCGGCAAGCGCTTCGCCCAGCTCGGCATCAAGGAACTTGAAGCCTTGCAGGTGAAACTCCGTACTATCGAGCGCAAAGGCGGTCTGAAGGAAAAGGCAGACTGTCCGGAAGCCGAAAAGAAATCTGAGACCCAAGTGATCATCTTCCCCTTTCACGGGAGCTTGAAGAAACAATAACAACAATTCAAAATTTACAGAACAATGGCAAAACGAGTAAAGAAAGTGATTATTACCGGCGTGACCCGCGAGGCAGCCGACGAGGCTTTCGCAAGCTATGCGAAGGCAGACGCGAGTATCAGCAAGATCCAGGCAGAGATTGAGCTGCAGTGTGCCAAGGTGCGCGAGAAATACCAGAATCAGCTGGCTGACCTTACCAAGGAGCGCGACCTTGCCTTCGATACGCTGCAGAGCTTCGCGACGGAGAACCAGACAGAGCTGTTCGCCAAGAAGAAGAGCCTGGACATGGCTCACGGCACCATCGGTTTCCGCACCGGCACGCCGAAACTGAAGACGCTGAAAGGCTTCACATGGGCCAGTGCCTTGCAGATGGTGAAGGAGTTCCTCCCCGGCTATGTGCGCAAGACCGAGGAGATCGCGAAAGACAAGCTCCTTGCTGACCGCGATACCGAGATCACAGCCACAAGAGACGGTAAGGAGCAGCAGGAGAAGCTCTCAGTAGAGATGGCTCGCTGCGGCATCCAGGTGGTGCAGGACGAAGCATTCTATGTAGAACCCAAAAAAGAAGAGACAGCATGAAACGCAAGGTAGAAAAGAAGGCCAAGATAGCCCTCTGCCGCCTCTGCCACGGCACGGGCCTTCTGCGGCACAAGGACGCCGCCGGTCACCAATATGAACGCCAATGCCCACAATGTGAGGGCAGCGGCCGGGTGAAGGTGAGCGCGGTAATGGAATTTGACATCAAACCCTATAAAGGATAGAATAAACTAAGGAACAATGACAGCAAGGCATGGAGTGAGTTATCAGAAGCGCGTGGAGGAGGTGAACAACATCTACGACTACTGGGCGAAGAAAGGCGTACCGAACCGAGAGATATGGCGTCGGTACGTCTATCCCCGCTATGCCATATCCGAGCGCACGTTCTATAACATGCTCAATGCCAGTGCTGACATCAAGAACGTGATAGCTGACGACACCCGTCAGCTATTACTGTTCAATGATGAAGACTTCTTATAGCCTATGCAAGGAACGGATTTTAGCACGGTGATCCGCAACATACTGCGTGACATCAAGGTAGAGCTGAGCGACGAGTTTGACAAGAATTTCGAGCGTCAGTCTTTCTTCAGTGAAGCCTGGGCTCGGAGAAAGAGCCCGTTACGCCCTGGCGGAAGCATTCTTATAGATACCGGTAAGCTTCGCAGGAGCATCCGGAGCGAGAGCACATCAGACAGTATCCGCTTCTTCACCGATCTGCCTTATGCCGCCATTCACAACGAGGGTGGCGAGATCAAAGTGACTCAGAAGATGAAAGCCTATTTTTGGCACAAGTACTATGAGGCGAGCGGCAGTTTCGGTCGACGGAAAGACGGCAGCCCCCGCAAGGACAAACGGACGGTGCAACTGAGCACGGAAGCAGAGTTTTGGAAGTTTATGGCACTTATGAAAGTAGGCAAGAGCATAAAGATTCCCAAGCGCCAGTTCTTAGGAGCTTCACCGGAAGTGGAGAGCGCGGTGCGTGAGATCATAGAAGAGAATTTGAAAGAATATTTCAATCATATCAATTTATCAGGGAAATGATGAGACAAGAATTGTTTTCGATGGTGAAAGCCATCCTTGAGAAGGATGTTCCAGAGGTGAAGCATATCGACCTGTGGAACCACAACGTAGAGTTTATCGAGCAGGAGGACGCCTGGGCACGTCCCGCCGTATTCGTAGAGTTCGGTACCATCACATGGGGACCGTTCAACGGCAAGGGTCGCCGAGGCAAGGGCACGGTGCTGATCCATCTTGTGACCGACTGGAGCGAAGGGGAATACGAGACCGCTTTTGCCTTATGCCGCAAGATCCACACGGAGCTTGAAGGAATAGACGGCGACGAGTTTGACAGTCTTTCACTCATAGCGACGGACACGAACCACAACCATGAGGAGATCTTAGAGAGCATAGACACCTATGCCGTGAGATACCTGCTGGCAGAATGACAAAAACATGGCCATGAAAAAGCCCCGACGATACAGCTATCGCCGGGGCTTTTCTTATGCATCTACCTCACATAATTGAAGTAGTTCGAGCCCATGAGTCTTACACTGCAGTAATAGAGCAGCGCGACGTTTGTGAGCCACCATGTCTTAGCCGGAGCGAATCCAGCCTTTGCTATTTTTCGGAAACAGTTCATATAGAGTCTCAGATCAGCATTCTTCCGGTCTTCCTCGTTTCCTCCCTTGTCGTAGTCATCATCATGAATGCAGCAAGCGGCATAGAAGAAGCTGGCATAAGGCGGTTTTACCCACCGAAAGATGCCCGTCTGACATCCACATCCATTAGCCATTGTCCGCCTCCTCTCCATACTTGGACCAGTCGACGGAGTCTTTCTGTTTCCATCCGTTGGCGAGCGTGTTCTGAATGAAAGTCATGGCCTTGGTATAGAAGTCAGAGAGCTCACTGAGCGTCTCAAACTTACGGTACTGCGGTTGCTCATCCGTACCGAACTTGAACGTGACGGGGAGGGTTGCTCCAGAAGTTTGTACAGCCAGATCATAGGCCGATTTGTAATTGAACTGATTTTCGGAAGAGAGCCAGACTTTCATTCCCTCATAAGAGAATCCGGAGAGGATCTGCTGGTCGATCAGACTATTATACCAAGGAATGATGACCTCCTTAATCTGTGCAACAGTCGGCTTATGCAGGAATTCCGCTTCCATGAAAGTAGCGGAGCCATCTTTGCTTTCCTGTACGTCCCATCTTACACGCCATTTGTTTTTTACGGGATTGACACACTCAATGAGCTGTACCTCTTTTGATCCTTGAACTCTATGCATACGCAAATGTTTTTAAGTGAATACATATTTGGTTCTGCCCTTTCCGAAGCTTTCCGTCTTTATGACGGTCTCGAAGGGCAGTCCGTCAGGCATCTGACGGATTTGCGCGAGGATATTTTTCATCTCCACGCTGTTGGTGAAAAACTTCTTCATCTCACCGCCCTGCTCAATGGAGACGATGCACCGATCTTCGCCTTGTTCGGTCTTGATGCCCGTCTCGAAGTCCTTGACGATGATAGGAAGATTTACGAGTTCCCGGATACTCACTACCTGTCCGGGGAACCGTTTCTTGCCATCTTCCGGTTGGTAAGAAACATTCAGGTCCTTGAAACTTTTCATTTGTTTGCCTGTTAATTTAATAAACATATTACTACAATCGGCGTGCTTAGCCACTCCATAAAGAGAGGCAATCAGGATACGCCGTCTTTTTCTCGATCTCACCTTAGCGAGTTTTCTCGCCGCGTTTTTCTTGATGCGCTTTCTCAGCAGCACATGGTTGGGATAGATCACATATCCGAGGAAGTCGATGCCTTCGGTAATCGGGAATATCCTTTCATTACCTTTCACCTTCAGGCCAATGCTCTCTACGAGCTCATGTATGATCTGCCTTATCTCCCACAGCTGCTTCTTCGAGGATGCCAGGACAACGCCATCATCACAGTAACGGTAGAAATGTTTTACCCCGAGCCGGTCTTTCAGCACATGGTCTATGTGGACGGAGAGCAGCAGGTTGCCAAGTCCTTGAGACGAACGCAATCCGATACTAATCCCTTTAGGCATCATATGCACAAAGCCGTTGAGCATAGTGATGAGCCTCTCATCCTTGAACACCCTACGTACGCACTTCATCACAGATTCCTGGTCTACACTCTCATAGAATTTGGAGATGTCGAACTTGTAGCAGAACTGCGTGCCCCGCGGGTCATCGTTGATGTCGCGCCGGATATAATTCTTCAGATCGTGCATCCCTCTTTGCTTGATGCTTGCCGATGTAGTACGGATGAACCTCTTACGCAGATGCCTGTCTACGACGGCCATGATGGCATGGACGGCTATCCGATCCCTCATGGTAAGAATCTGGATATGCCTTACCTTGCCACCTTCAGTGATCTGACGCTCGCGGTAGTCCTTTACATGGAAAGAACCATCGCTGATACGCCCGGTGAGTTCCCGCAGCACTTCTTCGCGGTGCTTGATCAGATACCGTCCTTGCCGGCTTTTCTTTCTGTCAGTACCACGGAGTACTTGATCGAATGATTCCGCCATGTTGGAATAGTCGACTATTTCCTCGATGATGTGTCCGTCTCTACGCATAAGCATTAATAGTGTTACAAAGCATGAAGGGTGAGCCTTCCTTTCTCCGGGCCTAAGTTGTTCGAACCGCCTTAACGGCCTACCAAACTCCACCCGATCCTTGATTTTTCAGCGTTTCACTCCAGGAGTGATGTTGCTGCGGTTCACCTCCCTCGGCACGACGATGAGGACCCGTCCCCGTTGTTGTACGCCGATTGATAGTTTGCCAGCCGCGACCCGACATTCGGGTTCGAGTTCGAAGCATCGTTATTCGCATTCGCATTCGACACACCGCCATTCGCATTCGCGTTGTTGTTGCCGCGATAAACCACACGGGATATGGGAGGTTCCACCTTGAACAAGGCGCAAAGTTACGAAAAATCGTTCGGCTTCTTGTGTAGAACCATATATTTCAATTAATTTTGTGGCAAAAAAATGTCAGTTATTCATATTGAGGACCATAAAGATAAGGACTCGCAGTTCCTCTCACAATTATACGAGCTAAAAGAGCAGCTGGAGCTCGAACTTTTATCGTTGCTTCGCCATCAGACAATGATAGATGCAACTGTACTCTCGCTATTGTCTGTTTTCCATGACGAGCGCGGACTGTACAATTGTACTCATGGGTTGATGGTCGGCGGTAGTGTACTATTGTTTCTGTCGCTTTTGTGTGGCCTCTATTGTATGTGGCAGGGTCACAGACAGAGACGAAGATCTCTTGAGCGTCTGGCCCAAGCGTACGTGGATCAAGAATATGATTTTGCAGGCGGTGAGCGTGCCCCAATACTATACGGATTCTCTGCCAGATCCTGCCCCATCTTGTTGGCTTCAGGGCTTCTACTTTTACTGGTAGCTTTATGGCTATAGCCGAATAAGCCTGCCAAGGGTCTCGTTGGCCTTGTTTCCGTGTCAAAGCTGCCATTATTAGAGCCTCTTCAAGCCTTGAATGAAAAAAATCTTTCATTTTATTTTGGTGTATTGAAATAAATTATTATCTTTGCAACGGATCATTCCTCGCAAGAGGTTTGGACCCCACATTCAGAGACAGGGTACCAACTCACATGTCGGCTCGTATGAGCGCAGGCTTCGGGTTGCTGCTCTGTCTCTTTTTTATATGAGTCTCATTGTATACAAGTTTTCCTCGATTGTGACCATAGTCTTAAACTCAATGATCTGCCCTTGGTATTGTACATTATAGACATTAAAGGTACATGGATGATGTCGACCAATTTCACTTCTGACAAATATAGCCTTTTTCATCCAAGTTCTATATTCTGTAGCAATTTTCATGACATGCACAATGTCGGCATTTCTTTTATTCTTAGCTGCGGTCTCATTGAAAAATCGCTTGCTGATTCCGATATGATGCTTGTCTGCAGTAAAGATGTAATCCTTTTTTGCATCAACACCTCGTATGGTTGTTGTAGGAAGGTTCTTATTTGTCCATTGCTTTACTTTACTCGTGACATCTTTAAATTCAGTTGTAGTGAGTTGTTTACTCTTCCTTGCATTTTGGGCTTTCCGAATAATTTTGCAAGCTTCGCAGAGTTCATTTTCAGGCACAAATGCAAGATTGGCTTTCCCTTGGGCAATGTCACAGTCACGGCACCGCTTAATAGTGTAAGGGTTGTAGTCTGGCACAGCCTTCTGCTGCTTTCCTGAGTTGAAACGGAAGATGCCCTTTGTGTCCTTCTGCAGTGCTTCCTCTCCACGAGACATTGCTTCCTCCCGTGGAGTTTCAGGAAATTTAGATTTCCTCACCTGTACAACGGTACAACGGCAGTTCCATCCATTGGGTGGATAATAGCTTTCCCAGAAAGGATCCGACTGCGGCAGGGTAACCCCATTGAGGGTAGCGTGCTCTGGCCTCACCTTGTTGTCACCTGCCGTGCGATACTGCAGATTATACCTATCACCATCTTCAGCAAAAGCATCCCACTTGGCAGCCATCTCGGCAGAGGCATGCACGAAGTTATATTCGGCATGGAGATAGTTCTGATTGTAGGTTTTGTCTATCTTCTGAACGTCGTTATAAAACTGTTCGAATGACTTTCTATTGCCGTTCTCATCCAGGAGAGAAGGGAAGGCTTCATTGAGTTCATGAAAAGTCTTCATGCCCGAGAAGATGTAGTCGGAGCGTGTGAGCCTCTGCCGCATCTTATCACTCATCCTGACTTTCTCAAACGAAGAGTCGAGAACAGAGGCATGTGTGGAGATGAACTGCTGCGCCTCATCGGAGGCAAGGATATTGATGTCGAGAGTTGCTCCTTTCTGCTTGAAGAGCGCGGACATCATGCCATGGAAGGCATTGGAAAGCTTTTCGCGGATTTTGTCCTGAGCATCCTTTGCCAACGTAAGATGCGGCGAGTACCCCTTGAGGATCTCTTCATATCGGCTGTGCAGCCCCACGTAGTCGGTGGGGCTTAGTCGAAAAAAGGGTGAGCGTTGTTTTGTTTTTTCCCCGTCTTCCTTTTGTCTTCATCCTCTTCCGTCTTTGTCTTCTTATTATCATCCTCCTCTTCCTCTCCGGATTCCAAAGCAGGGAGGGTGTTATTGCGTCGCTCTCCTACCGGCATGGAGTATTTCTCGGCAAAGTATTTGGGATCTACATCATAGCGGTCGGCAATCATCGTCTCATAGGCTACCTGCTGCTCCGGAGTATAGTCGACGCTGTCGTCCCAGTCGAAGCGCAGCCCCTTGACGGGGAATCCATGCTTTGCCATTCTGGGGATGAGCTGATTGTTGATGATGTCTCGCAGCATACCGGCATCCTCCTCGATGAGGTTCTGGAAGACCTGCAGGTGCGTCTGTGACTGAGAGAGGCTGCTGCCATCCTCGATGGTCATAGTCTGGCCGATGACAAGCTTGGAGAGTTCGGAGTTGGCACGGTCAGCCCTCTGATTAAAGACATTGTAAGCGTCTCCCCTCGTGGACTCGATGAACTCCAGTTCGGTGTCGAGAGGGAGAATGGCGGTACCTGCGAATCCGAGGCTTTTCAGCTGCTCATTGATACGGTTACGCTCCTTCTCATCACGTGTGGCCGTCTTAGCCACCCTTATGGGCATGCCGAAGATCTCGCCGAAAGCGTCCCAGAAGGCGAGCATGTTTTTCTTAGGAATGGTATGCTGTGCAGCCTTGAGATATAGTCCGAGGTTATCCGGTCGTCCCGCCTCGATGAGCCATTCGGCGAAAGGCGCCTCGTGAAAGTCGATGCCGGTCGTCCAATCCTGTCCAAGATCCGTGATGACCCTGCCGTATTCAGGAATGACATGCTTTCTGGGAATGAGCCTCACATCGGCATAGCAAGGACATCCGTCGCCGTCCTGAATGACATCGCCCAGTTCTATGAGCGAGTGCCCCCAGTAAACGGAGTCCAGACAAAGGCGGCAAAGGTGCTTGAACCAAGCCTGGTCGAAATAGTGATGAGCATCCTCGTCTTCCTTTCCGGAAGCATCCACGAGCTTAAAGGATTTCGCCATAACGAAGCCTTCCCGCTGAGCGACACATCCAGAGAGGTGACCGTCCACCTCGGTGTCCCGATAGATGTCATAGAGTCTCTGTCTGTTGGGACTGTCAACATTGATGGCCATCTGCCAAGCCGCTCTCCAGTCGGCGATGTCCTTGCGCGTGAGGGCGTCGGTGGTACGCTGCAGATCAATGATGACATGTTTGACCTGCTTTGGATTACTGGCCTTAGCCAGGTTGAAATTGCCATAAGGGGTACGCAGCACATAGTCCTGCTGCCCTCTGATCTTATTGAAAATGCCTTTTATATTCATCTTTCTTACCAATTAACTTTGTTGAATGGTGGCTGCACTCGGCATAGCCAAAATGAATTTTGTCTCTGCTCTCATTTGCTCACCAATTATGTCTTAACGGTTTCTGTGAGGAGAGGATTATTCCCGGAGAAACTGTTTCTCCATCCTCATTGACGGTCAAAGGAAGATCCGGCACGATTTTACCGGCCTGTACGCCTTCGAGCCATTTGACAGCCCTTTCATACCTCTCCTTACGGATTTCCGACCCAAGCTTCTGCGGCATTGCGGAAACCATGTGGTAGAGTGCGATGTCACAAGTATACATGACAATAAGCCTGTTGCGCGCGGCACCCTCAGCGGAGAAAATGCTTTTACAGTCGTAGACAGGCCGCAGATAGGACGCGATCTCCTCCTGCGCCTCAGCCTCTGCGTTAGACCGGTTTTCGTCCGACGTCTGCGAAACGACCTTCAGGGCGCTGTCTCCAATGACTACCCGATAGTCTTCATCTGTGATAAACATAAGCTATGCGATTTTGAAATTGAATTACCATGAATTTTTGGCGGTTGGCCGTCTGCCTATTACGGGCTGGATGCTCTCCTGCCTTGAGTTGCGCTGCAGCATCCAGATAGCTCCCTCATCAGCATCCGGCGCATCATCATGTACCCGGCTGCCACGCTCCAGGGCGAGCGTTTGTTCGATGCCCACCTGCATATCAGGCGAATCTTTCAGCTTCTCATTGTAGAAAACGAATCCCCTTTCCCACAGCGGGCTTACCGCCTCGATGCGCTGGATCTTTTCCGGTTTCTTCCGTTTGTCAGGCATGATCGGCAACTGATATCCACGGATGTTTCCCTCAGCCTCGAATTCGTCGAGAATGATGTCCTGCATGAAGTTCGCCTCCATGAAGAACTGCACGGATGCCTGATCACATGTACGTTCATAAAGATCGTAGAGCCACCTGACCATTCCCGAGACCGTGTCTTGCCGGACATAGCAATCTATGAGATGGAGTTCTGGCCCGATCTTTCCCCAAAGTCTGGAAGCCTTGTAGTCGTTTGCCGTGGTGGACTTGAAGGACGGGTCGGTATAGCAGATGAGCTCATCGTACTTGCGTAGAGGCGGCAGCCTCTTGAACCGGATCCATTCAGCGCGGAAGATGGTGCCGTCGACGATGGGGTTGTGCATCATCTCCTTGTTCCATGCCCTATAGCCGACAAAATCGGCATACTCCTTGGCTTCCTCCCTGGTCCATTTATCTTTCCATACAGGATTGCCGTCCTTGTCGACGGCCTGGATCTTGGAGAGATATACGCCCCGAGTATGGGCGAGATTGTAGAGGACGGAATTCTTTGAGATAAGGTTTCCGACCATGATGAATCGTCCGCGGCCGACATCAAGCGAGCCGAAGAGCGCTTCCTTGACCCAGTCGGTCAGATCGTGCACACGCTTCTCGTTGCGGCAGAGCTCATCATCGTCGAGGTCGTCGATAACGATATAGTCCGGTCTTGCCTCACGGTCACGAAGACCACGCGGCGACTGTCCGCGTCCACAAGCGAGGAACTTAACCCCCGACTTGGTCTTGAACTCACCCCCCTGCCAATCACCATCGGACTGCTGCTCACCGAAGTCGGCTATAATACGCTGGTTGTATTCCAACTCAGCCTGGATGTCGCCAAGGAGGCGGTTGGCAGAATCCTCCGACTTGCCGACAATGACCATGAAATTGATGAGCCTCTTAGGCTGGAACATGAGCCATAGCGGCATAAAGATGTCGAAATGTGTGGACTTGGCATGTCCACGCGGCCACATGAATACGGCCTTGAGGTTTGGCGTATTCCTGACCTTCCGTGCGGCATCGTTATGGAAGGGCGCATTATGAATGGTACGCAAGACCTCTCCCGTAGTCTTGTCGCGCAGCTGCAGGAAGTGCGGGAAGTAGTACTCGCAGAATGCAGCATAGTTGGAGAGCAGCCTTTTCTTTCGCCGTTCCCTCTCCTCTTTAGACTCCGGCTTGAGCAAGGCCACATCCGTGACGGCCTGAACCTGCTTGCACCGTTCGCGCCAAAGCTCATACGCCTGTTTCTTTTCTGCTGCTGTTGCCATACTACTTGATTCCCATCTGTTCAGTGATATACATATCCTGGTACTTGTTGAAGACCTTCATAAGCTCCGGCGTAACGTCCGGGTCGGTCTGTGAGCGGTATTCGAGCCATTTGGAGAAAGCCATGAATACCTCTATGGTGTCTACTACATTGGCTTTCTTGTCAAGCTTCTCGATGACTGAAGATAGCTTAGCGAGCTTGTCGCCCAACCCTGCCATCAAATCCGGATCGCCCGACTCATTGACCTGCGTGATCAACGTATCGATGGTAAGAAGGAGCTTGTTGACGAGTTCGGGTCTCGTGACGTTCTTGGCCGCTCGTGCCTCTTTCCATCCGCCAGCGGTGCACCACTTGGAGATGGTGACTCGTGAGACGTCGACTTTCTCGGCGATCTCTCCCTGTTCCATGCCGGCAAGATAAAGGGTGCGTGCCAGGCTCTTCTTTTTCTCAGTATCTGCTTTTGTCATAAATGAAAAATAAATATTATGTTGCAAAATTGGCAGTTTTTGTCGGGTCTACAAAAAAAGTGTGCAATGGTTGCAGACATGTCTGCAAGGATTGCACACTTTTTTGGAGGTCAGCGAATAAACCTGTAATATTGCAGCCGAAATCACATCAACGACGACAATGGGAAAAAGAGTAAGAATCAGCAATGACCGTCTGAACAGCTACGGCACCCGGGTGCTTACGGACGGTATGGACATCAGCCAGTATGCGCGTAACCCCGTACTGCTTTATATGCACGAACGCGGCAACGTGATCGGCTACGTGAAAAACGTGAAGGCAGAGAACGGCGAGGTGACGGGCGAGCTCATGTTTGACGACGCGAGCGAGCTGAGCTCCCGCTGCAAGAAACAGTTTGAGTTTGGCAGTCTGCGGATGGTAAGCGCGGGTCTTGACGTGGTGGGAACGAGCGACAAGAAAGAGCTGCTCGTGGAGGGCCAGACGCGTCCGACGATAACGAAAAGCATCCTGCGTGAGGTCAGCGTGGCAGACATCGGTGCCAATGACGACGCCCTTGTGCTGCACTATGAAGGAAAGAAGATCAATCTGGGCACAGACGGCTATTGCCCTCTGCCCCTGCTCAATAAAAACAATAACAACAAAAAGAACGAGAACATGGAACAGAAAGCCATTGCCCTTCAGTTAGGGCTTCCGGAGACGGCAACGGATGAGATGATCACCCTGAAGCTGAAAGAGCTCCAGTCGGCAAAGACAGAGAACGAGCATCTGCAGCAAGAGAAGGCAGCCCTGGAGCTGTCTCAGATTACCGGCCTTGTGGAAGGTGCCATCGCCGACCACCGCTTAGGCGCGGAAAGTAAGGAACAGTTTATTAGCCTTGGCAAGAAGATCGGAGCCGAGGATCTCGACAAGACACTTAAGGCGATGACACCGAAGGTTAAGCTGTCGGCCATTGTCGGCCATCAGGGCGGCGCCCCTTCGCAGCAGGGCTATGCTGCCTACAAGAAACTGAGTGAGGTCCCTGCGTCTCAGATGCTGGAGCTTCGGGACAACCACCGCGAGGAATATGCCCGCCTTTACAAGGCCGAATACGGCATGGAACTGCCGGAGGAATAGAACGAATAACCCAATAAAAACGACAAAAGAATGAGAAAAGAAATGACGAAGAGCCTCATGGCCGTATTGTTCAACAGCCTGATGGGCGTGACGGCCGCCTTAGTGCTCGGTTTTTCTCCCATCATGGGAGCTGTGGGCGCCAATGTGATTGCCCTGCTTGCCGGTGGCTTCATGCCCAAGGAGGCACTGAACGCCGGCGTGCTGAAGGAAGTATGGACCGGCGAGCTCGTGAAAGCTCTGCGCAGTGGTCTGGAAGGCAGCTGGCTGGACGGAGTGCCCGACCAAAGCAGCATTGTGGACAATGACGTGATCCATCTGGTAGAGGTGGGCGTTGACCCTGACGTATTGGTGAACAATACTACCTATCCCATCCCCCTCCAGGCGCTTGACGACAAGGACCTGACCATCAGTCTTGACAAGTTCCAGAGCAAACCGACACCCATTACGGATGACGAGCTTTTTGCGCTGAGCTATGATAAGATGGCCCGTGTGAAAGAGAGCCATGCCAACGCCATCAACGATTCGAAGTTTGCCAAGGCAGCGCACTCCCTTTGCGCTAAGCAGGACTCCAAGACCACGCCAGTACTGACCACCACCGGCGAGCGTGACTCAGAAACAGGCCGTCTGCGCCTGAGACCGGAGGATCTCGTGGAGATGAAGCGTTCTCTTGATAAGCTGAAGGTACCGGCTGTGAACCGCCGCCTGGTGCTATGCCCGGACCATGCGAACGATCTGCTGCTTGCAAGCCAGAACTTCCGCGAGCAGTACAACATTGACCGCAACACCGGCAAGGTAGGCTCACTGTACGGCTTCGATATTTACGAGTTTGTCAATACTCCTCTGTATACGGCAGCCGGAGTGAAGAAGGATCTTGGCACCGCCGCCAGCAAGGGCGAGTTCAACTGTTCCTTTGCATTCTACACTCCTCGTGTTTTCAAGGCAACGGGTTCTACCAAGATGTATTACCGTTTGGCCGAGACCGACCCGGAGTATCAGCGTAACCTGATCAACTTCCGCCACTACTTCATCTGCATGCCCAAAAAGGAAGACGCAGGAGTTGTGATGAGAAGCGGATATAAGGAGACAGTATGATGGGAAAGCCAATGAAATATCTCGTTATCCACTGCACGGCAACGCCTGAAGGCAGGGAAGTAAGCAGCTCTGAGATACGTCGGTGGCATACCTCCCCACCTCCATCAGGTCGCGGCTGGAAGCAGGTGGGTTATACGGACATGATCCATCTTGACGGCCGTGTGGAGCGCATGGTTGACAACAACGAGGACGCGAACGTGGATCCGTGGGAGGTGACCAATGGTGCCGCCGGTTATAACAGCGTCAGCCGTCATATCGTGTATGTAGGCGGATGTGACAAGCATATGAAGCCGAAGGATACACGTACGGAGGCTCAGAAGGAAGCTCTGAAACGCTATGTGAGAGACTTCCATGAGCGTTTCCCCCAGGTAAAGATCGTGGGACACCATGAACTGAATCCCGGGAAGGCATGTCCGAGTTTTGACGTAGCTGCCTGGCTGCGCTCCATCGGTATCAGACAATAGTAATCAAACCATAAAGACCCAGACGATGGACACGATCTTACAGATACTCCAGTGGGCGATCCCCTCGGGTGGCATAGGCGCAGCCATCGCCTGGGTCGCCAACAGAAAGGCCAACGACGCCAAACAAGCCAAGAGCGTACACGACACCTACAAGGTGATGTACGAGGATATTTCGCGGTTGTTGGTAGAGACACAGACAAAATATGACGAATCGACAAAACTCACGGAGAAACTTGTCTCCGAAAACAATCTCACTCGTAGGGCCCTCAACCGTCTTTCGCGTGCTATCGAGGCCATTCAGCTTTGTCCTCATGCTGGCAATTGTCCTGTCAGCAGTGAGCTGTCGCTCAGCGAAGACGGTGACGACGGAAAGCCGGTCAGTGAGCGCAAGGAGCGTAGACAGCACCGCAGAGAGGCAGAGCGGACTAAGCCTTGTATGGCAGGAGCCGGTGAGGAAGGACAGCGTGAGGCTGGCGGTGCCGCTTGACTCTCTGCTGAAACTTCCCCAAGGTGCGACATATACGGCCTCTCAAGGCAGATCGAGAACGCGGATGAGCCTGACGAAGAGCCCGGGCAAGACACCTGTGATCGTGGTGGAGAGCGAATGTGACTCTCTGGAAAGGCTGTGTCTTTACTACAGTAAAGAAAATGAGCGTTTGTCGGTGGCCAACTCTCACTTAGAAAGCACCGTCCAAACGGAGAAAGAACAGCATTCGAACACGCTTTGGACGACCCTCCAAATCTTCATTGCCGGTCTTATAACCGGAATCATAACAACAATTTTAATCAGGAAAATATGGCAAACAGTGTATTAGACGGAACAGATCTTATCCTTTCAGCCATGGGCTCAGCCCTCGGCTTCTCTACGGGATGCAAGGTGTCTACTTCTGCGGAGACCGGCGAGCGCAAGACGAAGGAGGCGAGCACCGGTAAATGGAAGGAGCAGTATGTAAAGACCTTCTCGGAGCAGATCACGGCTGACGGCCTCGTTCTGACTGACGGAACGAGCGAAGTGCCGACCTACGACCAGCTGAAAGACGCAATGCTGAAAGCAGAGCCCATCGACGTGGCCTATAACCTTCGCGACGGCGACAAGCGAACTGGCAAGTCTGCAGGCGGCTACAGTGGCAAGTATATCATTACCAGTCTTGAGCTTGATGGCCAGGCCGGTGACGACGCTAAGTACTCAATTACCCTCCAGAACAGCGGTGCCGTGACGAAGCAGGGAACGGGCCTGACAGAGGGATCAACAACTCAGGCAGGATCATAATATGGAAGGAAAGAAACTCATGAGACTACGGATCGGGGATAAGGAATATCCCTGCCGTGTGACAATGGGCGCTATGACGCGTTTCAAGAACGCGAGCGGCAAAGATGTGAGCAAACTGGACCAAAGCGACATATCTGAACTTGTGCTCTTCATCTATTGCTGCGTGAAGAGCGCCTGCAACGCGGACAAGGAGCCCTTCGACATGGACTTTGAGACGTTCGCGGACAGCATGGAGCCGGAGAGTATGAATGCCTTCTATGCCCAGGCGGCCGTTGATGAAAAAAAAACGGGACCGGCAGCGGTAAGGAAGCAAGCATAGAAGAGCTCATCGGCATAGCGGTGGGGTGCATCGGAATGAGCCGTGACGACTTTGAACGCTGCACCCCATCAGAGTTTTACGAGACGTGGAGACAATGGCATGACCTGACAGAGCGTGACATGCAAGGGGAATGGGAGCGGACGCGGACATTGCTATTTGGCTTCATTCAGCCCTATACGAAGCATGGTCTTACGGCCCACGAGCTCTTACCCTTCCCGTGGGACAAAGAGGAGAACAGCAGCGAGAGCCATCGGCTGAGCCGAGCTGAGGTGATGGAACGCTATGCTGCGGCAAAGAAAAGAAACGGATTAAAATAGACTGTACAATGTCAAATGCGGTAGAATTTCATATCAAGATAAAGAATGATGGAGGTAATGTCCTTCAGGATCTCATCGTCGAATCCTCCGACCTTGAAGACGTCATTGCCAAGGTCGGCAAAAACGCCGGAGAGGCTGGAAACCGGATTAAGGAGATGGCAGCCAAGAGTATGGTTTTCGATGGCATTATCAGCTCCCTGAATAACCTGAAGGGAATTGTTGGCAGTATAGTCGCTCCATTTGACAGCTTCGAGAAGTCCATGCGCAGTGTCAACACCATGGCCGGAAAAGGCGGTGAGGACTTTGAGGCAATGACCGATCAGGTCAAAGAACTCAGCAAGAATATTCCTCTCGCAAGAGAAGAGTTGGCCAATGGTCTTTATCAGGTTATCTCTAACGGCGTGCCGGAAGGTAACTGGATGCAGTTCCTGGAGCAGTCGAGCAAATCCGCAGTAGGCGGTCTTGCCGATCTTGGACAAACTGTAACCGTTACCTCCACCCTTATCAAGAACTATGGCCTTAGCTGGGACCAGGCTGGTGCCATCCAGGATAAGATACAGATGACCGCTAAAAATGGCGTTACCAGTTTCGAACAACTTGGTCAGGCACTCCCCATGGTAAGTGGAAGCGCGTCACAGCTGGGCGTGTCGATGGATGAGTTGATGGCGGTATTCGCAACGACGACTGGAGTAACTGGTAACACGGCAGAGGTCTCCACACAGTTGGCAGCAGTGTTAAATGCCCTCATCAAGCCAAGCGCCGAGGCCACCAAGGCGGCCAACGAGATGGGTATCGGCTTTAATGCCGCCAGTGTACAGGCTGCCGGTGGCTTGCAGAATTTCCTGCTCGGTTTGGACCAGAGCATCAGTGAGTACTCTGCGAAAACCGGACAGCTGAAGCAGACCATCTACGGCCAATTGTTCGGAAGCGCGGAGGCCCTGCGCTTACTGGGCAGTCTGACAGGAGAACAGAAAGACAAGTTCGCTGAGAATATCGGTGCCATGGCAGATAGTGCCGGAACGATAGACAATGCTTTCAACGAGATGTCAAGTACCGGGGAAAGTGTTTCTCAGATGCTGAAGAACCAGGTTGCATCCATGATGGACTGGGCCGGATCTATTGCAAGCACCTCGGCTCCATATATCGAACTGATTGCCAACACAGGTTTGGCTATTACGAGCCTTACGCAGTTCAGAACCGGATTGATGACAGTTATCACCGGCCTGAAGGCCGTAAAAGTGGCCACCCTTGCCCAGGCAGCAGCATCTAAAATCGTTGCCATAGCCTCCAATGCATGGAAAGTCGCCCAGATTGCCCTTAATTTCGTGCTCAGTGCCAATCCTATTGGCATTGTCATCATGGCCATAGCAGCCTTAGTCACCGTACTTATTACGGCTTATAATCATTGTGAGACCTTCAGGAATATCTGTGATAAGGTATGGAGTGTGGTAAAGAATGTTGCCTCTGCCATCTGGGGGTATCTGGTCAAAGCTTTCGAGAAAGCCTCAGAAGTTATCAAGAAAGCCTGGGAGTGGGTGAAAAAGTTCTTTGGCATAGGTGATAGTGGCATCAGCAAGCAGACTGCCGACGTTGACAAGAACACGAAGGCCGTGAAAGCCAACACGAAGGCAAAGACCCAGAATGCTGTAGAAGCATTGAAGCTCAATAAAAAGCAAAACGCGCCAGATTCGACTTCAACTTCTTCATCCGGGACTAAGAGCGGCACACCTAAGAGGACCGGTAATACAACGGCGGATAAATACGGCGGCAAGACTCTCATTGCCAATGCGACCTCATATAAGGAGCTTGGCAATAATATCCAGTATTATCAGAACAAACTGGAAACTACAAAAGGAGCCGAGACAGCCACCATCGCTCTCTATGCCCGAAAGATACAACAGTTGAAGGAACAGCAGAATGCCATTACCGAGTTGCAGGATGCCGCTTCACGGCCAAAAGAGTTGAATACCCTTGAGGCTATCGATGCGGAAATTTCCTATCAACAGGACTTGCGTAAACGAGCGACAGCCTCGAACATATCGGGTATTGATAAAGAAATACGGCGTTTGAACGACCTTAAAACAGCGTTTGAACGCAGTGCTCATGTCAGTATCGGAATTGACCAAATCAAGACCTACAGGCAATTGGACGAGGAACTCCAGTATTACAGTGATCTGCTGAAAACGGCGACGGCCAGCGAAAGAATTGAGATCCAGAAGCAGATCAACGCGCTTAACGAGTTACGTGCCAATTGGGATGAAGCGTTGGATGATCTGAAAATGCCCGAGGACATATCACGCTTGAATACGATAGACGCTCTGGATAAAGCCATCAGCTATTACGAGTCAAAGCAGAAGAAAGCAAGTGCCTCTGAGATTACGGACATAGAGGAGACGATCCAGGAATTGGAAAAGAAACGGGACGCGATGAAATCCCTGGCTAAGATCCCGGAGATGCAGGAGGAAGTTGGGAAACTCGGACAAATGGACCATCAGGAACTGAAGGTGGAACTCAAGGCCATCGGTTTCGACGGTATCAGAAAGCGTATTAAGCAACTGCAGGACATGTTGGCAGATACCAAGAACCCTATGAGCATCACCCAACGTGCTGAAGTTAACAAACTGATAGCAAGTTATGAGGACTATCAGAAGGTACTGAGGAAGAACGATGTGACATTAGAGAAGTCCTGGAGTTCTATGAAGGGGATTGGCAGTGGCATCAATTCCATGACAGATGCCCTTGAGGGCAACCGCGGAGCATGGGAGACGGTAACCGGGGTAGTAGATGCGGCAATACAGATCTACCACGGTATCAATTCAGTGATCCAGATCATAGAGGCGTTGACGGCCGTGACCCATGCGAGCAACGCAGCAACAGTCGTCAGTTCGGTGACGACAACGGAAGCGGCAGCAGCCAAGGTGGCGGCAGCTCCGGAGGAAGTGGCGGCAGCGACAGCCTCGACCATCGCCACGAAGGCAGAAGCCATGGCTTACAGGGAACTGGCGGCGAGCGAGTTTATGGCAGCGCACGCCTACATACCCTTTGCGGGCGCTGGCATTGCCGCAGGTTTTATAGCTACAATGCAGGCTCTGGTAGGTGCTGTTGCTGTGACACCATTTGCGAACGGCGGTATTCTGTATGGTCCGACACTGGCCCTTATGGGCGAGTATGCGGGCGCTAAATCGAATCCTGAGGTTGTAGCTCCCCTTGACAAGCTGAAAAGCCTGATAGGTGATACGGGCGGAACATTCGGAGGCAGGCTGGAAGCGAAGGTGCGTGGCCGTGACATCGTGATGGCCATGGCCAACGAGACACGCATCAACAGACGGAAAACGAACATAAGACTCTGAACGATGTACATACACGGAAGCTTTTACAACGAGCATGACGAAGTGGTGGAGGTGAGCATCCTGACCCACGGGGACCGCGGCACAGAGACGGAAATCGGCGCTGCGGGCTCCGGCATATACTTTACCGACGATCCTGTGGACATAACGAGCGAGGTGAACGATACCTTTGACCATCTTCTGTATCACCAGGCGACGGTGAGGCTGCTGACCAGCAACTTTGTGCAGGATTTTTTCTGCGCATCGTGCAAGGATGCGGTGATCAATATACGCAGAGGTGGCCGTTGCCTGTTCGCGGGATATATAGAGCCTCAGACCTACTCGCAGGATTACAACGAGGATCTTGACGAGGTGGAGCTGAGTTGCATAGACGCGCTGACGGCGCTGAAGTATGCGAAATACCGCAGTATCGGCGCCAAAGGCGTGATATATGCCGCGGTGAAGGGAGAGGCGATGCAGCGTACTTTCCTGGATATTATGAAGGAACTGTTAGGCGGTGTGATGACGGGGCTGGATATATCCGGTAAGGAGAGCTGCCACTACTGGTATGACGGAAGCAAGGCAGTGGATAACCTGACGGCGAACCGCCATGCGATCTTCGGCCAGCTATCCATCAACGAGCTTCTTTTCCTCGGTGAGGAAGAGGACGACGTGTGGCAGCAGGATGACGTGCTGGAGGAGATCCTGAAATATCTGAACCTCCATATCGTTCAGGAAGGACTGGACTGCTATATATTCTCATGGGAAAGCATAAAGGGAGGAAAGGACATCTACTGGCGGGACTTGATAACGAGCGACCGTCTGACAACCATACGCAAGACGATAGACATCAAGACTGAGAACGTGATAGGCACCGACACGAGTATCAGTGTCGGGGAGACATTCAGCCAGATCCTGCTTACGTGCGACATCAAGAAGATAGAGAGCATGATCAAGAGCCCCCTCGACGATGACCTGCTGACGAGCCCTTATTCGAACAAACAGAAATACATGACGGAATACAGTAGTGACGGCGAGGGCAACAAGGCCATAGATGCCTTTGACGCCATGACTCATGGAAGAGAGACTGATTTTGAAGGAGGGCGCATTACAGACTGGTACTTGCAGGTGATGAATAATCCAGAATGGTCATTCCCGGATCGTGGTAGCGGCAGCCTTATGGAGAAATACTGTCAGGACAACACCAACCAGCAGGCCTTGCCCAACCAGCTCGCGAAACAACCCGGAGCAGCCATCCTCTCATTTGGAAAGGTAGAGCGGCAGACGGACGGCAAGGACAACGCTCCCGTGTCAAAGGTGGAGATGACGAACTGTCTGGTGGTAAGCATCAACGGAAACGGAGTAGACAATGATGAGAGCAAGAGCTATCCCAACACGGAAAGCATCAAGGCCGGCATACCCTGCGCCATATACACGGGGCAGACGACGGGCGGCGTATTCTCTCCTACCGACGACCAGACAACGAACTACATCGTACTGAGCGGAAAGATTGCCCTGAACCCGGTGATGGCAGAGACGGATACCTACAAAGCGATATATGACTATAAGCCATCGGCGGGAGTTATCTCGCTGCCGATCTATAAGACCGGTATCAGGCAATGGTGGCATGATACCGTACCGAGCCGTGACAACAGCGATGGCCGGTATTATACAAGAAAATGGTGGAAGGCGTCCACCCCCGGTTCTGAACCTGTATGGGATCAGTCGACTGATGTTGGCTTGATGCCTTTCACGGACAAAGGCCCTCAGGAATATGAGTTTCAATACAGTGCCATCGGCGACAGTAGCGACCAGATCTCCAAGGTGGCCGTGCTGGCATGCATGCTGATCATCGGCGACCAGTGTGTTGTGGAGACGGGCACGAGCGGCCAGCCTCAGGATTTCCAGTGGCGCAAGTTTAAGGAGCGTGACAAATGCAGTAGTGATGATGAGTATTACCAACAGTGCTTTACGATCGGCTTTGACCCCAAGATCGGAGACAAGCTCATCGGCACGCTATTCAGCCTGCAGAACAATATCACCTATAAGATGGGCGTGGATGCCGAGGGCATAGCCATACCTATCAAGAAGAGTGACAAGGTGAACGGCAAAGTAAGATTTATGATACTCGGTCCGGTGAATACGGTATGGGACGTGGTAACGAGACGGCATCCGACCTTTTTTCGGCATACGAAATGGGGAAGTACGAGCGTTCCCCTTCTGCCTCATGTGAGCGACATCATCATAGAGCAGTTTGAGATGAAGGTTTACAGTGACAATGGACTGGTGAACAATACGGGTGACAAGGATCTTGTCTATATGAGCGACACGAAGGAGACATTCGTGAACCGAAAGGACGATATAGAATTCAAGATCAGCTCAGATCTGACAACAGACGAATGCCATGCCCTGGGCATAACGGAAAGCGTGAAAATGAGCACTCCGGTAAACACTACGACAAGTGAGCCGGTGCTCCAAATATATGATTACAACCGAGGCACGAGCGCAAAGGCGGAACAGTTTTATGTAGACAGCTACTACACAGAGTTCCATTCTCCTCACATCCTCATGACGCAAACGATGGAAGACAGAGACAACGGGCTGATCGACGCATTCGCGCTTTACCGTCATCCTGCTATGGGAAGGACTTTCTTTGTACAGGGAGTGAGCCGTAACCTTGAGGAGGGATCGGCCGAGTTGAACCTAAAAGAGACAGACTAATGATAGAAGTAAAGATACTGAGCAAACCCAAGAATACAGGCGGTACGGCTGCCATTGGCACAGGCAGTACCTCTTATAGCAGCATGGCCGTGACAGAGGCAGCCCATGCCGGCCGGGCTGATCTGGCCGACGAGGCCAAGGAAGCTGACCATGCCAAGGAGGCTGACCATGCGAAAAAAGCAGACGAGGCGGGTGGCGCCACGAAAGCAGAATATGCGGACGAGGCAGGTCATGCACTTGAGGCTGACCACTCCAAAGAGGCTGACAACGCGGACAAATGGGACAGCCATCATTTTGACGACTGTATGGATCAGCCCGTACGAAGAAAAGATGATGTTGCCTTCGGTTCTATAGAGACGGACATCCTCAGGAGTGCGGGCGAGTTTATAGACGGGCTGTTCGGATCGGGATTCAAGTTGTGGAAAGACGAGAATGGAAATACGTCCCTTTGTCGGCCCAAGGGGGATTGTCCGTGGCAGGCGGATGCCGCTGCCTAACCAAAGAACTTGATATGATAGCGTGCTAAAACTATTTTTTTTGCTTACCTTTGCGGTCATGGAACAAGAAAAGATAGACTTCTACAAAGGTTTAGCGATATATATCCTCCCCGAGGGCGTGACTAACTACTTTGACGTGGTGGACTTCAACGAGCAGCCAGCCAAAGATCACGGGAAGCTTTACAAGACCGAGCTTCACATATATCTTGATGAGAAGGACAATCGTCCAGAGGGCTTTGATGGCGTCAAGTCAAACGGCTTCGGTGAAGAGAGGATGATATACGACTTCCCTGTT